AGATCGGGGAAATGGTCGTCGAAGGGCACCAAGTCGATCCGCAGGCGCATCTCTTCGCGGGTGCCGATGACGATCCCGCCCCCGTCGAGCGTGTAGGTCGGCTTTTCCTCGGGGACCATCGCCACTTTCCAGCACACTTCGCGCTCGATGAGGCCCAGTTTCAGCGAATCATAGATGAGGCGATGCATCCCGTAGGTGGTGGGCATGCAGCCGCCGTCGACGGCGAGGCGTTCGAGCTCGATCCGGAGGATTCTCGCGGCTTCATCGGCCCCGAGACCGGGGAGTGGGGGCAGATCGCCCTCGTAGGTGGCGGTAAACCACTGCGCGAAGCCCACCAATTGTTCCGTGAGCTGCGCGCACACCTGCTCGAGCGACGTTTCGAGCGACGGGATGACGATCTGGGACTGGCCGGGGCGCTTCTTGGCGAGGAAATCGAACTTGCCGTGGAGCGCATCCCAGTTCCGGCGGTTCAGTCGGCTGCACGTCTCCCGCGCGTCGCGCGAATTCGAGTGATCGCGCTGCATGATCTGGAGCAGCGTGGCATCCGAGACGGCGGCGAGGGGGTCTGCGGCCTGGGTTTCCTCGGCGGTGTCGAACGGAGCGGGCTCGGGGGGCGATTCGCCGGCACCGGGAGCGCCACGGCTGTTCGGGAAGGGGATCGCGGGGGCGCCCATCATAACTCAACTCGCTTTCACGAACCCGTAGGCGGGGGCGGGGATGCGCCGGGGGACGGTCGGGTTCCGTTGCTGGGTGATGGCGGCGGCTTCGCGGGCCCAGAGGATGTAGCCCATGCCGTCGGAGGTATGCGTGCGCTGGTAGTAGGGCTCTTCGGGCTTGTGGCTCTTCTTGATCCCGCTGCCGTCCGGCAACCGCAGCACCTGCTCGTAGTCGGCGATGAGTTCCGTGCAGGTATGCGCGACTTCGTGGCGGATCGGGTGGCCGCCGGAGCCCAGGAGGAAGTTGACGAGGTTCACGCGATCCCGGTCTGGGGGGTTTTTCGTGGGCACGGCGAGGCGCACGCGGAGCCCGCTCATGGCCGCGAGCACGATCTCGTAGTCCGTCTTGCCGGTCTGGGCGTGGACGTGGGTGCCCATGGCGTCGCCGCAGAGCACGATCTCGTGGCGGTGACTCCCGAAGCGTTCCTTGAGACGCTCGCCCATCTCGCCGAGGGACCCCGGCCGCAGCACCACCTCGTCGAGCGCGCGCCAGATCTTCCCGTGTTGCTGCGCGACGACGCAGCAGAGCGGGTTGGCGTTCACGTCGAGGCCGAGGTACAGCGGCATCAGCGGGTCGATCGACTCGGCACTCAGCGTGGTGTTGACGTGCAGCTTGCGGTCGAACGCCGCGTAGGCGCGATCGCCGAGCAGGCCGGGGAGTAGGGCGCCCTCGATGCGGATCAGGCGGTCGAGTGAGCCGGGGGGATAGAGCCCGGCGGCCATGAAGAGCTGATCCTCCGTGATCCACGGGTTGTCCTTCATGGCGACGTTGATGATCTTGAAGTCTTTGGGGGCGCGGCCGTTCAGCCACGGCTCGATCTTCTCCGACCAGAGCCACTGGCAGACGCCACCGGCCTCGCCGGGGCCGGGGAGCAGCGTCGCCGCGAGGCGGATCAGGGTCGGCTTGCCCGCTTGGATCCGGATGATGGCTTCGCGGTACATGCCCCAGTCGGGGGGCTCGTCGAAGTCGATCTCATCGGCCCAGAGGCCGGCGATCTTGTCGGGGCCCTGCTCGTTGGACTTGAGGAAGATCTCCCAGCCGTCCTTGCCGAGGATTTCATGGTCCGGCGTGGTGCGGATCTGGGCGATCTCCGAGCGGGGGATGAAGGCGTCTTCGCCGTTGAAGAGGTAGGGGGCGATGATCTGGCGGTTCGTCGCCGCCGAGCGCGAGACGATGATGATCCGCTTGGCCTTGCCGCTGCGGACCCGGCGCGCGACGCGGGCGCAGAGGGCCATCGTCTTGCCGGCGCGGTTGGCGCCGAGGAAGTGGACCTCGCGGGTGGTGTCATCCTCGACGAAGTCTTGCTGCTTGGGGTACGCCTTGGGATAGGTGCGGAAGTGGCGGAGGGCATCGTTGGCGATGCGGCGGCCGAACTCGTCGGCCACGTCCGCGGCGTAGGCGAGCTCGCTCATCGCCGGTTCAGCATCTCCCGGATGTAGCCCATGGTCGGCGTCCCAGTCTGGTCGACGAGAATATCGTGCTCGTTCCAGGTCGGGGCACCGGGGGGCGCATAGCGGGATTCGGCGCTCATGGTGGGATGCTGCGGCGTCTTGAAGGTATCTGGGAAGTGGATTTCCCCCGAGCCGGGGTCGAGGCCCGTTCCCTGACCGCCCATCTGCAACTGCTGCCAGAACCCGCGCATATCGTAGGTGGGGTCTTCGGGATCGAGGTCGCGGCCCAACTGGTCGCGCATCTGGCGGAACCAGAGCTGGAACGCCTGTTCCTGGAGGGGATGCAGGCGCGTGCGGTAGCCGGACTGGTTCACGCGGCCACCGGGGGCGGGTCAGGCGGCTCGACCTCGATCGTCTTCGTGCAGATCGGGCAGGGGCCGCCGGTTTCCGTGGCGATCCGCTTGACGGTCTCGATGACGAGCACCGCCATCTGCTTCTCGCTCATGGCCTTGGGGGCGGGCCGCGCCACGGTGCCGGCCTCGAGCAGCAGGGCGAGCTTCGACTGCCCTTCGGCGGCGCGCAGCAGGCTCGCCCCGGTGGAGCCGAGTTTCTGGACGACGTTGCCGCACGCCTGGAGCAACTTGAGTGCTTCCGGGGCGGTGTAGTCGTCCAGATGCACCTTCTCGCGCACCTGGCTGATGAGTTGGGTGACGATGGGCTCGAGCGAGGTCCACGTCGCGACGAGCTGGCTGCCCGCCTTCAGCGTTTCTTCGGCGACGCGGACGACCGGCTGGCCGTTGATGGCCCGGAAGCCTTGGCCGCGGGTCAGGTCCGCGTGTCCCACGGGTCAATCCCCGCTGTCGGCCTTCTCGCGCTTGGCCCACTCGGGGCCGGGGCCCTTCTCCTGATTCGTCTTCTCGGTGCCGCTCGCACTCTTCGGGCTTTTCCCGCTGGGCGTCACCTTCTCGTAGCCATCGCAGTAGGCCATCTAGTACTTCCTCCCTTTCGGCGTGCTGGCGTCGGCGGTTGGCGCGGCTTTCCGCTTCGCCCACGGCACCCCGGTCCCCTTGCCTTCGTTCGCCGTCTCGGTGCCGGGCGCCGACTGCTTCGCCTGCCCGCCATTCGACACGACCTTATAGCCGTCCTGTACGCTCGCCATCACTGCGCTTCTATGCCTCGGAGAACGGCGCGTCGAGGTCCTCGATCCCGAGCAACTGCCGCACCGCCTCCTCCACCGCCCACTGCACCGAACACCCCTCGCTCACCGCCCAGCACTTCAACGCCCGATGCACCGCCACCGGCAACCGCCCCTCCACCATGACACACCCCTGCCGCGATGGCGTCCCCCGCTTCGGCGGCACATATGCCCGCAGCGCCCTCACGGCCAATACCCGCCCGGCACAAAGGGGGCAGCCATGTACGCCTCCAGACTGGTCGAGTACTCATTGACCAGGAGCGCGTCCGCGAGCTGCGCCAGCGCCGCCTGCGCCACCTGGCTCCAGAACCACGCCACGTCATCCGGGCGGTAGTAGGTCACATGCCACTCCGCCGCCCCAGACCCCCGCACGCCGTCCCACTCAGTCATCGCCCCACACGTCCACCACCGGGCCCCGCGGCAACACCGGCAACCCCCACGCATCCCGCGGCACCCCAGGATACAGCCGCCCCGGTACCACCACGATCGCCCGCGGCCCCACCCGGATGCTGTTGCCCCACCCCCGCATCACCGGAGGCCGCACCGGCTCGATCACCAACCCCCGCGGCACGGGATGCCCCAACTGCCCCAACGCCAGAAATCCTACCCCCATGAGCCTCTTGATTGCGTGCATACACGCTCCCTACCTCAACCTTGTGGGGAAGTCCACCCGTTGTGAGGGGATACTTCCCGGTCCAGGGCCGCGTGGTCGCGGTCAAAGCGGTTGGCGTCCCCTGGCCCGTGCGTCGGTGCACGATCAGCTCGGGCCGAGCCCGCAACATGTTGTTGCCACTGAGCTTCTCGACCCGCA